CAGAGAAGGATGGGAACCAGTACGGATTGAAGAACAACCGAAATTTCAAATGCTAGTCGATCCCAATAGTCGATACAAAGACAATATTGAGATTGGCGGGTTGTTGCTCTGCAAAACCCCAGTTGAGTTCGTTGAACAGCGTAATAAGTATTACTCTGGTCAAGCAAGTGCTCAGATGGATGCTGTAGAGAACGCTCTTATGCGCCAAAGTGACCCTCGTATGCCTCTCTTTAATGAAGGTAAGACCGAGACAAGCCGCTTTGGTAAAGGTTCTTAACTTTATTAATTAGGAGTTTTTAAATGGCTTATCCAACCGTTTCAGCTCCCTACGGCTTACAGGCTCTAAACCGTGTAGACAGCATGCCTTATGCTGGTGCAGTTCGTCAGATTCCAATTGCATCCACATATAACACCGCTATTTACAATGGTGACATTGTTCGTATTGCTGCAGGCGGCACAATTCAAAAATCGACCGTAACGACTAACGCTACTGGCGCAGCTGCAAATAACACCGTTGGTGTATTTGTTGGTGTTCAGTATGTTAATAGCCAAGGTCAAACAGTTCAGGCTCAATATTATCCAGGCAACGCCGCTGCTACCAGCGCTATTGCTTATGTAATTGACGATCCTATGGCTGCGTTCAAGGTAGCAGTAACTCTCTCTAACGGTGCAATGTCGACTGTTAACCAGAGCGTTGTCGGTACCAATATCGCAGTTGTTCAAGGTACTGGCTCCAATACCACTGGCGATTCCGCTGTTTCTGTGTATGTAACTGATACACAAGGTAACGCATCGACTCTACCATTACGTGTTATTGCAGTTGTACCTGATACTGCCGCAAACGCAACGGCCTTCACTGAAGTTTTAGTGAAGTTTAATAACCACCAGTACAACGTAACTACTGGTTTGGATTACGCAGCTTAAGGAGCATATAAATGGCTATTTCTCGTGCCCAACTACTTAAAGAGCTCCTCCCAGGCTTGAACGCCTTGTTTGGCTTGGAGTACGCTCGCTATGGTGAAGAACATAAAGAGATCTATGAAACAGAGACCTCTGAGCGTTCTTTTGAAGAAGAGACCAAGTTATCAGGCTTTAGTGCCGCCCCAGTCAAGAACGAAGGCGCTGCTATTGCTTATGACAACGGTCAAGAGGCTTGGACAGCTCGCTATACCCACGTAACGATCGCTCAGGGTTTCTCTCTGACCGAAGAAGCAATTGAAGATAACTTGTATGACTCCCTGTCTGCTCGTTATACCAAGGCTTTGGCTCGTTCCATGGCTTATACCAAGCAAGTCCGTGCAGCATCGGTATTGAACAACGGCTTTGACGCTGGCTACCCAGGTGGCGACGGTAAAGCTCTGTTTGCAACCGATCATCCACTAGTTTCTGGTGGTACCAACTCCAACGAGCCAGCCACTGGCGCTGACCTTAACGAGACTTCTTTGGAAGCCGCCGTTATTCAGATCAGCTTGTGGACTGACGAACGTGGTCTGTTGATCGCTGCTAAGCCCCGTAAGTTGATCGTTCCACCTGCACTACAGTTCGTTGCAACTCGTTTGCTAGAAACCGAACTCCGTGTTGGTACGAACGACAACGACATCAACGCAATCAAGAACAACGGTTCGATTCCAGAGGGTTACACCATTAACCACTTCTTGACCGACACCAATGCTTGGTTCTTGACGACTGATGTACCTAACGGTATGAAGCATTTCGTTCGTGTTCCTTTACAGAACTCAATGGACGGGGACTTCGACACCGGTAACGTACGCTATAAGAGCCGTGAGCGTTATTCCTTTGGATTCTCTGATCCACTTGGAATGTTTGGTTCACCAGGCGCTTAATCCTTATTTTATAAGGAGACTAGGGGAACTTCGGTTCCCCTTTTTATTTTTGTTGCATCTTTAATTTTAATATAGTACACTACCTGTGTCGTAACACATAGGAGAAAATAGTGGATTACAGTCAATACCCAAAGAACCGCAAAGAAGCCAAAGAACAGGGTGCTAAGTATTACTACACTGGAGAGCCGTGTAAACATGGGCACGTAGCTTTACGTAAAACCAAAGGGGCATGCGTGGAATGCCTTAAGATTGAGTGGGAAAAAGGTAATCAAACTCGTTCAGAGTATTTCAAAGCCTATAACGAATCCGACGCTGGTAAAAAAGCCAAAAAAGAATATTACGAGCGCAACAAAGAAGTAGTAATTGCTAGGGCAAACGCCCGTCCGCTAGAAGAACGCCGCAATCATCGAGAAAAATATAAAAAACAAAACCCCGAACTTTATAAAGCTTTTACTAGTGTACGTAAGCGCAGACATAAAAAAGCTACTCCATCATGGATCAGTACAGAACAAAAAGCGCTTATGCGAGGACTATATTTGCAGGCCATGGAGTTAACTAAGATAACCGGGGAGCGGTATGTTGTAGACCATATAGTTCCACTTATAAATCCCGAAGTATGTGGACTGCACGTACCTTGGAATTTACGAGTCATAACCCAAGAAGAAAATCTTAAAAAGTCCAACAAACTACTTGCAAGTACATAAAAAAGTAGTAATATCCCGATATAGGGTAATTAGTCTGTCAAACTGCTCCTAACCCTAAAGCAGATGCGTACACAATTGACAGGCGGAACTTTGTACGAAGGACAATTTATATGGCACTTGCAACTACTTCGAGCGTATGGCGCTCAACAGGTGGTGACCAAACCCGTACCGCAACCGCTGGTTCGATGGTTATGGCAGCACAATTCTTTATTTCTAACTGCGCAGCAACCGCAAACGTAACTAACTCTGACGGCACCGAGGCTTTGATCCTCCCAGCTGGCGCTGTTGTTACTGATGTTTCTTTTACCGAAGTCGGTACTGGTAACATTGACTTAGGGTTTACCCCACTAATCGGTGTAGGTCCTGGGCAGACGACTACCACTGGCACCAACGTTCCTACTGGTTTTGTTATCGATGGTGACATCACTGCTCGTGTCAACATTACTGTTGGAACCGCAACTGTAGGTGGTGCTTCTTTGGGCAACATCGCTAATGCAACCAATTTAGTTGTTGTTACTACCGCTGCTAACGGCTCTGCTTCTGGCAACTGCTCTGGAATTATTCGTTATTTCGTAGCTGATACTGGCGCAGAAAACGTCTAATAGGAGGCTCTCATGGGCATGCAATATGACGTTAAAGCAACGGCTATAGCTGCTGGGCAGACAAACGCTGCGGTATTTGCTGGGCCAGCCCGTATCAAGGGTATGGTTGTAGCCATTCCGGCTGCTGGTGGCACTTTAACTATTCGTGACGGTTCAGGTGGAACTGCTCGTTTTAGTTTTGTTGCACCAGCTGGTGATGCTACTGTTACCAATATTCTTGTACCTGGCGAAGGTATTCGTTGCGATAGCGGTATTTACGCAACTACTGCAGCAGATATGCCTGTAACGGTGTTCTATGGCTAAGACCCCCGCCTGGCAACGGAAAGAAGGCAAAAACCCCGAAGGCGGTCTAAACGCTAAGGGGCGTGCCTCTTATAACGCCGCTAACCCTGGGAAACCGGGGTTAAAAGCTCCTCAACCAGAAGGCGGTCCAAGACGTGATTCGTTCTGCGCAAGAATGAAAGGTATGAAGAAAAAGCTAACTTCTGCAAAAACTGCTAACGACCCAGATTCCCGCATCAACAAGTCTTTACGGGCTTGGAACTGCAAGGAAGGTGGTACTGTCCGTGGTGGTGGCTGCGAAGTTAGGGGAAAAACCAAGGGTAAGATGGTATGACTGAGAATGACCACATAGAAACAGCTAGGGAACTAGCGACTCATGCAAATGACATTAAGCATCTGCAGGATGATATGGATCATTTGATGAAAGACATTAATACAATCAAACTTAGCCTAGCTGAAATTAATAAAACGCTATCTGAAGCAAAAGGTGGCTGGAAAGTATTAATGTGGGCGGGCGGTGCAGCTAGTGCGGTATCTGGATTTGCTGGATTTATTGCAGGTCATTGGGGCGGTAAATAATGCCTAGCGTGTCCAAAAAACAGCACAATCTTATGGCAGCGGTGGCCAATAACCCCAAGTTTGCTAAAAAGGTTGGCATCCCCAAGTCTGTTGGGGAAGAGTTTTTAGAAGCAGACAAAGGCAAGCGATTTGGTACAGGTGGGGATGTTAACTATAGCTATGGTGGGCAGAACCAAATTAATAAACCAAGGACTCGTTTTGGTAGTAAGTTTGGATACAAGCTTAATGTTCCTAACGAGAATTTAAATAAGTATGTAGGTAAAAAGAAAGGTGGAACCGTGAAACATTCAGATATGAGCAAAGACATGCCAATGATGAAAAAAGTCGCTGGTGAGGCTGTTAAGGGCCACGAGAAGCGTATGCACAAAATGGCTAAGGGTGGTGTAACCCGTGGCGATGGCTGCGTTATGAAAGGCCACACCAAAGGCAAGATGGTTAAGATGGCCTACGGCGGAAAGACCTGCTAAATGGAGCAGCTAAGCTTATTTGGTGACGAAGAACCTGCTAAAGACAAATCTAAGCAGGAAAAGGCCCGTGCAAAGGCCGCTGAGAATGAAGAGTTCAAGGATAAACGTCAACCAAAAAGCGACCTAATTCGCCAAGCCGAGCTAGACAAGATGAAAGAAATCTTGAATAAGCCTAAAGGTGGCGGAGGCGGCGGAGCGATGCCTAAGTCAAACCGTGACATCACGAAGAACTACAAAGCGGGCGGGTATGTAAAGTCTGCTGATGGCTGCGCTATCCGAGGTAAAACCAAAGGGCGTATGATATGAGAGCTAGTCGGGGTATGGGGGCAATAAACCCATCAAAGATGCCTAAAAAGAAGGTGATTACCCGTAAGGATAACCCCGACGAAGTTAACTATTATGCAGAAGGCGGTAAGGTATCTAAGGTTAATCAGGCTGGTAACTATACGAAACCTAGTATGCGCAAGGCTTTATTTGAAAAAATTAAAGCGTCTGCCACGCAAGGTACGGCTGCTGGTCAGTGGAGCGCTCGCAAAGCGCAGTTGTTAGCTAAGAAATACAAGGCCGCCGGTGGCGGATATAAATAATGTTTGCGTGGCTTTGGAGAATATTAAGTGGCACTAGCAAAACCTCAACGCAGCCTCTGCCAAAAAAGGCAGTACAAGCGCTAAGCCCAAGCGAGTACGCAGCGACAACACGAGCAAAACGAGCCGGAAAAGCCCAAGGAAAGCAGTTTGTCCCGCAGCCTCCAAAAATAAAGCAAAAGGTAAAGCCGTACCGAAAGGTTAAATAATGTCCACTACAGGAACAAGTACCTTCAATCTGGATATGAACGACCTCATTGAGGAGGCGTTTGAGCGTTGTGGTCTAGAGTCCCGTTCGGGGTATGACTTTAGAACTGCCCGGCGTAGTTTAAATCTACTTACTATTGAGTGGGCTAACCGAGGTATTAACCTCTGGACGGTAGAGCAAGGGCAGATTCTAATGAACACTGGGCAGGCGATCTACCCCCTGCCTGTAGATACCATTGACCTCTTAGATACGGTTGTTCGTACTAATAACGGTGCGGGCAACAATCAGATCGACATTAACATTAGCCGTATAAGCGAGTCGACCTATATAACTATTCCTAATAAGAACGCTACTGGACGCCCTATTCAGGTTTGGATTAACCGACAATCCGGTAATGTAGCCAACACTGCTCAAACGACTCTAGCCGCCGCTATAACGGCTGCAGATCAGACTACGATTACTCTGACAAATGCGTCTGGACTA